GGTCAAGTTCACTTCGAAAAAGGCCTTTAAGAATGAAAACACGTTCAGGTCCTTTCAAAGCCACTTAAACCAGGTCAGCATGCAATTGGCCATAGTGGTCTCCGAATTGGGCTTACCACATTATATTCGTAGAGGTTTCCGAACTGTGCCGACTGTTGAGTCAATCCAGGAGTCTAAAGACCTTATGGCAAGCTTGGGTTGGCCAATAAATGTGGATTTAAGGGACCCAGATCTGTCTGACCCTGCCGTAAGGTCCTGGAAAGAATGGGTCATTTCCGGGACTGACTGGCAGCAAGGGATCCACAATATTAAAGGACATGTGGATCATCAACTAGATAAGTTAAGGATCCATGCTTTGGAATATCGACGGGCCGAAAGCTATGCTTCCATTAAGAATGAAATAGAAGCAACCAGTCGGTATTTCCATTCCCCACGGTATTCTTATCCAGATTTGCCAATAGAGGATGTGTGGTTTATGGTCGGTGACATTTTCAAGCAATCACGCTTGACACCATTTAACTATATTATCCAAATGTGGGAAAAGAAATTTGGGTTGGGGGCTTTTATGGCTGACCCTCTAAAAAGGAGGCGTAAATACCGCCGCTCCCACTTTATTAGGGATATTGGAGGTATGCGGGCTTTCAAGGACTTGTGGAGAAGGACCTTTGAAGTGGCAGCACAAATCATACCTGTTAGTGCTGTAAGTGTTAAAGGGGAAGCACTTCCAGAAAGGAAATGGGCTAGGGATAAAATTCGGACTGTCATTGGCAGTCCTATTTCCCAGTACATTTTATCAACAATCTGGAATTATGCACCAAATCACAACTTCAAATGGGAGACAACACCCATTAGGGTTGGTGCTCCATTGAATGGTTATCATATGGCTGACATATTTGCTAATCATGCACGGTGTCAACACCATTATGAGGGTGACATGAGTGAATTTGACTCAACTATAACTGGAAAAGTCCAAGAGATGATTAAGGCAGTTCGTAAGAAGGGCTTTGAACATCACAAGGATTATGAAAGAATTTGTGAACTCATTGATGTCAATTATATCATGGTTAAGCACCAGGCCCTTAATACCACATCCACTGGCAACATTTATGCCAAGGGAGAAGGGTTGACAACTGGCCATTCATCCACAACCACTGATAACTCACTAGCCTTGGTCACTCTCTATCTTATGGCATGGAGAGAATTGACTGGACTAAGTGCTCGTGAGTTTAAACATTTTAATGAGTTATCTTGTTATGGG